ATACACGATCGTATTGCCGTCTAGGAAGATTCCACCTCGGTGACGAGTATCTGCTGTTTCGCCACGGTGAGTACACATGACGCAGTTAAACGATATCCAACCTGATGCTGTTCGCTTGGTAGAATAGAGCCGAGATAATATTGCTTGATATAATTCATTAGAAACCATGTCCCATATTAGCACATGATACACAAAAAGACAAGAGGCAAACTGGAATTAATTTCTCAGCAATACCTTGTCGAATGTTCCTGTGTTTGATACATCAGGGACATATACGAAACGAACCCACCTGCAAAGTTTAGTAAACGTCAATAACACCGGACCAGACTTGCCGACATACTCAATCGGATCAGTATACAAGTCAATCCAATCTTCGTTTACTGTTGGTTCAAACTCGTCCAAGCTAAACTGCACTTGAAGTGTTCCTGTAAATGATTCCATATAGACTGCTGCTGAATGTAACCCTACAGAAAAGTTATGTCCAGAATCACCGTCTAATATGTTACTAGCATATTCACCAGTAGCTTCGATCAAATTCCAAGAATTTGCTGCTAATGCAGGATGAGGCGTTGGGACTGCTCCGTCTATCAACTTGACCACACCCATAGCTCTGTGACTCAATGTAGTATGGAGGATCTTGCTGAAACCATCTATATCCTCTACTTTGACAGAAAAGTTGTAATATCCCGAATTCAAGTTAGACACGTCTTCGTAAGATACCATTACGCGAATACGACCTTTAGTAGAATCGAGTATCTGAACAGGACGTTGCAACACAACCTTTTGCGTTCTCGAGTGAAACATTGTGAATGTCAACTCCAGGGCGCCAACGTTGAATAACCGTCTGCTATCATCATAGACTGCGAAGTCTACTGCGTTGTCTGTACCTTTGTAAATTATTATATGTTGATCATGCATAGGAAATACCAGTCGTCCACCGTTGTTAATCGTTAATTCATATTCGTTCATTTCTACGTATAGTTGGTTGCTCATGCGGATATTTATCAAAAATCGTAGATTTTATAATAGACTAAATACTTATATGAATGAAGAATCTTTTAGCGAGTGGGAAGAAAAATATCCGTTTATGAGCTGCATCAGAGTTGGCGATGAAGACTTTTACGGTATTATACAGAATAGCAACAAGTCTACAATGACTATGTATTGCTTTGACAGACTATCATCTGATGATCACAAAAAAGCGTTCATAGTAGTTGGAGAAACGTGGTGGTGGGAATCAAACAGACAGATGCCGATCAATATCTTCCTGCATAGGGAGATGGAACAGTTCAAATACACCATGCGGAGCTTCTCAGTAAAGAGCTCCGAAGTGATGTTTGGACCTGTAACGTGCATTCACAATGTTATTAAAAAAAGAATCAAGAGACGACATATCACTCTTGTACGGAAAATTCCTTAGACGCTCGTTTGACCATTTGGTTCATTTGAACCACGATCGCTAATGCATAACCTACACTGTGACTCTTTTTGAAATGGTATTGACCGTCTTCTGGTTTATCATATACTGTTTTGTATATTTCTTTGTAACTCTTACCAAGCAAATGTCTCTTGGCAGGTCTGATGATCGCTAGGACTGCTGCCAATTGCTTAACTGAAACTGGCTTCATTTTCTTAACAATATCATAATGGTTTGCTATATGGAATAACTGCTCCACCACTTCTTTATGTTCAAGTAGTTCCCACATTGGGTCCATGTCAATCAATTCATTAAGCTCGTCTTCATCATTGATATCTTCATAGATGCTTACATTCAAGAAGTCAAATTTAAAGTACCCTCTATCCTCTGCTGTCTTGTAATCAATTGAAGCCATGCCCGTAGAACCATCTGTCGGGATACCTGTAAAGTAAACTCCTGTATTGTGCTTTTTGCCGGTACCTAAGCGTGCAGGGGTGCCTCTCACAAGGTTTAATATCTTATCCCGATCAGCACAGTCAATGTCAATATCTGGTAAATGCATGTTATAGTCCTGCTTGTTTTAAAATTGATTTAACAGATTCACAATCTGTTTCATTACTTGACAATCTTCTACTCCAGAAACTCGGATCAATCTGAGAAGAAATGATGCTCATCTGCTCATCTGATAGATCATTCAAGCATCCAATACCACTATCACAATTCAACAATATCCAAGGACTAATCCGTCCAGTCTTGAGCCAATATGTCAATAGACCTCTATCACACTTACGGAAAAAATCTTCCCAGCTGTGCTTATACTTTTCAGCCCATAACTCCATAAACTTGATTGACCGTTCCAATGCAACGTCAATCGACTCTCGTCTTTGATAATCGTTTATGTAGATTTCGTACGTTTCGTCTCTTATCCATGCTTCAATTTTTAAACCATTTTTAATTACGAAGTCAGTATATTCAGCAAACATAACAACTTGCATATCATAACAGAATTTACCAAACTTGGTAAACGAAATGTAGAATTTGTTCTTGACAAAATCTTCCCACGTCTTTTGTTTGGTTGACTGGTCTGTCATTTCGTAAAATCTTTGAAATGCGCGGAAACCCATCTGGACGTATTTCTCATCCTTCATCATGTTTCTGCGTTTCTTTTCACACACATGAGCTGCAAGAGTCTTTTCGCTTCGAAAGGCTCGGCTACAGAATTTGCATACGCTACTTGGACTTTCTACGCTGTTTCCCAAGTCCAAAGATTTCCTTGATTTTTTCATCGTCATATCCGAGTGCCTTTGCATGCTCAATAAGTTCTTCATCACTGTTAACACTTCGAAGCATCTCCACTTCATCGTTTTTCAATAACGGATTGATTGATATTAACCATTCTGTAACCGGATCCTTCTTTCCCGAGCCTTTGGGAGGTTTGATCCATGAATGGAATCCAACTTTACCTGTGCCTGTTAATGCCATTGACATCCACACAAGCTCCGGATGATCCTTTTGAAGAAGTTGAAAATTCACATTCACTAACTCGTTCGTCATTACTAACGCATAATCTGCATTATTTGCTAGACTACTACAGTATCGCTGATAGGTCCATAATGGAAATCCAGCTTTCTCTTCTGGTGTACAATTGTTCCAATATTGTACATCATTGGTATCAATTGCTCTACACAAATCTTTGATTAATGGCATTAAAATACTAGCTCACTGACGTCAATCGTATCTGGGATTTTATTAGTCTCTCGCGACAAAAATATACATGGGGCGTTTGGTTCTTCTGATAACGGTACTATCAAAAAGCAACCAACTCGAATCTTCGGGAAGAACCACTTTACTTCCGAATACATATTAACAATGTTTGCAGAATGGTACGATGGCATTCTTCCTGTTTGCGGATTAAATGTGAATACTTCAAAATCCTGATCGTTTAGCTGATCGATCGGAATCAATTCCAATTCTCCAATTCCTGGATCCCCTATTAATATCTTCCAATCAAATGGAGGATTTTGCAACGGTATTTCTACAGTATGTTCAGTTCCGATCTTCAATACCATTGACGGAGCGTTGAAACTCTCCACAAAAATCAACGGCAAATAATGATAATCAATATGATCTAGGTCGCTGCAATCCAATACACAATACCTGATATCGTCTACTACGTCAGGAATCTTTCGTAGGTCGTAACTGATATTATCAACTGTTAAAATGTTCATTTAATTTCCTATAGGTTTAATTTTGTAACTGTATGAGGGTATTGAGCCTCATTATAGAATTTCTTCCGTGTCGTCAAATGACGTTTCGCGTATTTGCATGAGCTGGTAATGTCCCAAATCTGTACATGATCTTTATCTTCCGCTACTCGAATTCCTCGACCAATGGATTGAATTACTCGAACAAACGATTTACCAGGTTCGATCAATACTAGATTGAAAATTCGTGGAATGTTGATACCAACAGCCGCGACACCATACGTTGCAATGATAATCTTATTCGTTGCCGTTGCAACATCATCATAGTGATCCTGTCGAGTAACGCCTTTCATCGTACCGTGAATGAAAATACTGCCCTCCAACGATTCCTTCAAAAGTTCACCTGACGCAATACGATCGACTAAAATCAGAGTATTGCCACCCTCGCTGATGTTATTAATCATGTGAGAAATAACTGACATACGTTTCGTGTCGGTAGTGAGATATTTCAATTCTTTAGGATAGTTTGCAAATTCAACTTGGTCTTGTAGCTGGAGGATGTTTACATCACATTGTGCCAACAGTCCTTTTTCTTGCAACGACTTTGCAGAGATTTGGTTTACTACCTCACCTAATCCGATCTTCAATGTAATTCTGTCTACGTCTTCTTTAGGAATGGTTCCAGTCAATCCCCAACGAATCGGAATGTGTCGGAATGGTCCAGTCAGCAATTCTTTCAATGCGTCCGCTTTCGACTGGTGGGCCTCATCAATAATTACACACACAACGTCTTCAATAAAATCAGCCATAGTGAAGTCTAAATCGACAACCTTCTTCGATTTCTTCATTAATATATTTAGGCTTTGCCACGTGCAAATTGTATGAGTTTTATTATATTCTTTTCGATCGCCAAAGAAAACTCCTACGTCTAATCCGAGATTGATATAGTCTGCCTCAGTTTGCGTGACAAGACTTTTATTCGGTACAACAACAATCGAGCGACCATACGGTTCAACTTTCTTCGACAGTGCTGCTGTGATCATTGTCTTCCCAGCCCCTGTAGCGATCTCTTGAATACACTGTAAGTTTTCCAAGAATGCGTTAATTGCTTCGACTTGGTGGTCTCGCAGCATAATTGGTTGTCCGGCAAGTGGATGCTTCTTTGGCCATAATGTGTCTGCAAATGACTCTTCTGTTATTGTTTCAAATTCGCTCTCGAACGGAATACGCTCATCGATCACTTCAATCTTGTAGTTGTGTCTGTCGATGATAGGAAGAATCGTCTCCAGTAGATTGAAGTAACTTCGACCGCCAGTATCAAAAAACTTGATACACCCGTCCCAACGTCCTAGCTTATAACTAGGCGTATGTCTTGCATACGGCAAGAAGAACTTCAACGCGTTGCCGATATCTCGGCGTAAAGCTGGATCAAGATCGTCAAATTTTATATTGACCTCATCCAGCACTCGGAGTGTACATTGTTTCATTTATCCACCAACGATGAGTACACTGCTGTATAATCTTCACCATCATTTTTGATGGATTTTGTTTCCACCAAGTTGTATCCGTCTAGTGAACAAAGAACATGACGTCTGGCATCAGACTTATTATTGACGTATTTAAAATACCCATCAATTTTAGGTTTAAACATGTCACCAGCGGTGGAAATGTCGTCTAGCAACTCCCATAGATATTTTCTTTGCATTTCTAATTCTGCAACACGCATTGTTAGTTCATATTGTGATTGTTTCATTTATTCACCATCTCCAAGGTTTGATTTTTAAGTATTGTCATGTTTAATGTTCATTTTCATTTCCCATCACGTTTGTCTTGACAAACCCAATCAGTGGTCTTGTCTTCATTTGTCACCAACGTACATTCATATTGACCAGATGCAACTTGAATTCTGCCTTGTTCGGTAGCAATCAACGCTGCCGCGGGAAAAATTATCAGAATCAATGCCAATGCGACAATTGCATTGACACAGATAATCATTCCAATCAGACCAAAATTTGTATTATTCATAGCATTATTCCTTGGTTTATTTCATTATACACGAGAAACTCGTTTCATGCAAGTCATTTCTGCCAATCTTTTCCAATTAGTTCCGCCGTTCAGCTCGGTCATACGCTTCAAGTCAGCAACCTTAGTAACCATTCGCAAACTCACTTCACGCATGCGCGGAGCATTTTCTTCAATGAATTCCATCACTTCCATTTCTTCAACCGGAGTAAAGTTGTAAGATTTCAACATGCCATCGTTAACAATTTGCTTACAACGCAGGATGCAATCTTGCAGCGTATCAAGAGCTAGGTCCATATAGTGACAACGCGACATGATCGCATCTAAGTGATCTGATATCTTTGAACGGCGAGAGTAATCAAACTTCAAGTTGGTTACAAAGATGATAGCACCTTTAAATTCGAAAGTATTTGGCATATCTTCTTGTTTCAATGTTCGTGATTCAGTATTCCAAGAGATTGTACGTCTCTTGCCAGAATCGAGAGCTGCTTTTAACATATTCAAAGATACTTCGTCAAACAAGACCGAATCACAATCGTCCAGTACCAACACTTGACGAGGATCTTTGTTCTCGTACAACGTCTTATAAAGACCAATTGGCGACATAGCACCTTTAACTACTGATACTTGTTTTTCTGGATCAAATCTATAGTCTCCTAGCATCAACGACACTGCTTCTGCTTGCTTTAGTGTCTCATCGATGCCGAATGATTTACCAACTCCTGGAGGACCAGTTACTACCATTCCACGAACATGACCCATCGCGACAGCCATTGTCATTTCGTTAAGAACAGAAAATCGTTCACGGATGCGGGAGATTGCTTCTTCGAGAGTTTCTTTAGGAGGCTGCACAATTTCAATCGGTGCTGAGCCATCTTCAATCATTTCGATTGATTCTGGACCAGAAACTTTAATTCGGATAATCGGCTTGTCAGGACCAAAGACGGCAGATCCGTCAACGGTGATAAAACGTTTCTTGGTACCAATAGTCAGTTCTTTGACTACTGGAAATATCGTATCAAGTACAGGTTGGTTTTTGTACGAACCTTCGATGACGCGAACTGACTTCTGCATTTTTTATTCCTCAGTGATTTCTCATTCAATATAGATACTATCCTATGGAAATAGAAAAAGGTCAACCTTTTGAGCTGACCTTTGTGGTATTCAGAATTGATATATTAGACTTCCACAACACGTTCTCCTATTAATAATATTTAGTTCGATCTATGCATCATTTCGAATCTTTTCTTTAAGTTTGGCAATTGCCTGCTCATGCTCTTCGATTTTAGCTAAAGATGAAGAGTTCACTTCCTGTTGCTTGAGTTCTTCAATTTTAGGGCCTATATAAGTTCGAAATACATAGTTATCAAGAGATTCTGTAACTGAATATTGCACAACATCATCTCCGTTAACTGGAGCGTCATCAGGGATTTCAATTGCATTGATTGCGTGTTTGAAATCACCCCACGTGTGTATATTATGGACATCGCAGATATCAGAATATATATGAGACAATGCAAGTTTAGCAGGAAGCTGATAGAAATTGGACGTATCAAACGGCTTAATATACGCAGTGACATCAGAATACTTTACATATTTGCGATTGGCAGCGTACGACTGACGAAGTTGTGGAGGGTAATAGTTATCCCATGTATTAATAGGCATATTAGCCAATTTCTTGCCTGTCGACAAAGAGAAACGTGTAGATTTAACTTCTAGGTACGATTTAGTAAATGAATACTCGTCTAATTGGACAAGATCAAACATTTCACCTTCGCTGTTATACAGTCCAACATAATCACCAACTTTTAAATTTTTCATGCGCGTTGCTCCTTGTGCTCTTTTATAAAGATTTCAAAATCTGTTAGATAATCATCTGCGACCATCTTCCAACCGAGTACGTACTCGTTGAAATACTCGGTGTTCTCCACGAACTTGTGTTCGTTTTCAGCGAAGATTTCTGGACCAAAGTCCAATTCATCACCATAGATGCCTTCGATGTAATAAGTGTTGCCGCCTTTTGCTTTCCAATACTGAGGACATTCGCCTTCGCCATCCCATCCATGCGCGCCGTAGTTTTCCATGATCTGAGTTTCGATACACATTTTCATAATTCAACTCTCCGAGCGATTTCCTATTCAATATAGATACTATCTCATGGAATCAGGAAAAGGTCAACCTTTTAGCAACAATTCTTTGTCAGTAACTTTTACAAAAGTTCTCTTTCGTTTGTCAAACTTTAGTGGCTTTTCGAAGGTAACGATGGTTCCATTGATAACATTTCGATACGCTGCTAACCGTTCCGACTTAACGTCTATCAAGTATATATGATTGCACGTTTGCGGATTTGGCCATATCGTAGTTTCTTTCAATACGTTAAAGATAATCATCGCTATCTCCTTTCGTCAAGTAGCTTATTGTCTTGCGACTTTTTCAAGTTCGATTTGTAGACATTCATTTAAGAACGTCAATCGAACAACACCCGCGATTCCCATAATGCTGGTGGAGGTTAGCGCTATTATGATTATCGTTGTCCATTCAAGACTCATTATTATTTCCCCACTTTTTTGTAAGCGACCATATCAGATTCCAACTCTTCTAATTCTTCATACACACAATAAGATGAATGGTTCTTGATACCTTTGTATGTAACCCAATTATCACCATAATGTTTGGACTCGATCACGTCAACCATGTGAGTGTCACCCAAAACTACAACGTAACCAGCTTTAGGGATATAACGTGTGCTTGATGAACCAACAGTTTCAACTTCAAAGTACTTCTGCATAAATGATTTCATAATTCAGCTTCCTGCGTGATTTCCTATTCAATATAGACACTATCCTATGGAAACGAGAAAAGGTCAACCTTTTGAGTTGACCTTTAGTACTTTCATCCTGCTACATTGTATTCTATTATGCGGGTGGCAGTGTTACCTTGCCTTCGTTGAGCAGAATTGTTCGGTTAGCTAAATGGATATCCTCAATGGCTTCTTTATTCTGTCCGAGATATCGAGCAGCATGATGATTGCTAATCATTGCTTCATTTACATTTGTTTGAACATCAAGTACTGAAGTCCAAATCGTTCCTAACACCCGACCGAATTTACCTTTATCATCTAATGACGTTTTAATAATCATCGACTCAAGATTAGGGTCTGTGAGCATATCAGTTAAAAATTGAGTTGCTGCTAGTCCGAATACCTTTTCAATTGGATCGCTTGTTCGCTTTTCCGGCGTGTCGATTCCGAACAGACGAACACGTTGTTTAATCATCACGTCAAATCCCAAATCAATCGTTACGTCAACGGTGTCACCGTCTACTATACGATCCAAACTGCGTACATTGTATGTGTATAAATTACCATATTCCATCTTCAATTACCCCCCCAAGGTTTTTAATATTTCCCGATCAACTGCATCTTTAATTTCTTGTGACATCGCGATGCCGGCTTGTTCCATAAAGCTAATTCGTTTTTTAGAATTAGCCCATAACATTATAAGTTCAGCTTTTTTCTCGTCACTGCACGTTAACATCGATAACCATTCATCGAATGAATGGATATATTCGCCATTAATCCAAAATTCGTTTGTATCTAAAAACGTGACAGCTGGTCCTGTTTCTCTATGTTGTTTGCCATGGTAATACCACTCTTGTTCACCATCACCCCATATAATTGCAGGCAAGTCATCATCGCGATGCGGTTTGCCGTTGGTGTCATACCAAAATTGATCTCCAGTGTCAATGTCATCAGCAGGCCTATTGGGATCTTGATTCTTATATTTCATATGACGTTCTCGCTTTTCTTTTTCGCTTAGGATTAATTTTCCGCCATACGTTGCGTTCCAAAAGCCTTTCATCGGCTAGTCATGACTTTATCAGCAAGACCATATTTAACTGCTTCATCCGCGCTCATAAAATAATCCCGTTCCATATCAGCTGACAACTGCTTTAATGTTTTGCCACCAGTATTGTGTTCTTTATAAATTCGGGTTAGCGTATCTTTCATCTTCAAGATTTCTTCAACTTGAATTTTCATATCGGTAGCTTGTCCGCCAGCACCACCGCTGGGTTGGTGAATCATGTGACGTGCATTCGGTAAAATGAATCGTTTGCCTTTCGCACCGGATTGTGCAATAAGACTGCCCATACTGCATGCTTGACCCATTACGATAGTGCTAACGTCCGGCTTGATGAATTGCATCGTGTCGTAAATAGCCATACCCGAAGTTACTACACCACCTGGGGAGTTGATATACAATTGAATATCTCGCTTCGGATCATTTTGCTCCAAGAATAGCAGCTGGGCACAAATCGCGCTTGACATACCATCTTCGAATTGTCCGTTTAACATAATGATTCGATCTTTCAATAAACGGCTGAACAAATCCATTGAGCGTTCACCGTTAGCTGTACGCTCGATAACAAAAGGAATTAATCCTGACATAATTTTAGTCTCTTATATAGTTGCGTCTTCTAATCCGGCTGCGCGGAGTTTCACAATATTATTGATCTGGAATTGTTTCGTTTCCAGTCCTTTGATGATTCCAATATATCGATTTCTGACAAGTGCGAATTCGTTAATTATTTTCGTCAACGTTACGACCTCATCGTCACAATCAATATACTGCTGAGCATCTCTGCTACTTAATGCTCGAGCATAATGCTCAAGCAGCTTTTTGAACTTTTCACTTCTTAGCTTACGAAGGTCAATATTCAATGATTCTAATATACCCTCAATGGTTTGGAGTTGAGCAAAGCGATGTTCCACGACTCCAGGGATCATTGCTGATTGCTTTTCGATAGAACCTTTTAAGGCGACTTCGGCTTGGGCAAATGTTAATTCCCTTTCATAGAATTCTATACAGTCGCCAATCCGAGTTAGGTCATCCGTAACTATTCGAAACCAATTCATTTGATTTACCCTTTAGTATTCTTCGTCATGTAACTTTTCGTTAATGGCTCTGTCCAAATACTTGTCCGATCCTTCAATGTTATTCAAATCTTCAATTTCGTTAAACTCGTCATACAACGTAACCACTTGACGGGCTGCATCCATACGCTCTTTTGGTGGGATATATGATGAAACGATGCTCCACATTTCAAAAAAGAATTCTGCTGTCATAATTACCTCGGTTAAATAATGGAGCCTAAAATTAGGCTCCTTGTTAGTTATCAATCTTCTAAGTTGGCTTCTTCTTCAAGAATGTCTTCTACATCAGGACCCAACGTTGCATTGTTGTCTTTAAGCAGATCCTTTGCAGTCACGTATTCCATAATCATCTCCAGCTTGTCGCCAGTCCAACCTTTACGGAATGCTTTGTGATATTCACCTTCTGCATCAGTGAATCCTAGACTGTTTCCATCTTTAACTAGTATCCCTGATTTTTCGAACATGTCAACTAGACCGCTGTATGGATCCATCCCTGTTGAATAAGGAATCTTTAATTGGACGCCTTCAAACGGTTTCGCATAACGAGTTTTCATAACTTTACAACCTGCTCGAATGCCTCGAACATCTGAAATTTTATTACCTGCCTCGTCTTCTTTGAGTTTCATCTTCTTCATTGCGACTACAATGCTCGATGCGTAAACAAAGCCTTGACCACCTGAAATCTTATCATCTGGATCAAACATATCTTGCGATGCGTACGTGTGGTTTGTTGCAACCATCCCTACGTTATGCGATCCAAACATATTAACACAATTACGAACAAGTGACGTCAACGACTTAGCCTTACGACCCAAATCACCTTTCATGTCACCTTTATCAAATTGATTAATTTCTGTTGGTGTTAATAGCATACCAAGCGAATCGACCACAAACAAAATCTTTGGTCGGTCTTCTTCTGGCATTTTCTTATATTCTGCCATAAACTCAGAAATTGTTTTAGCAACATCATCAACCATAGCCATAGACAGCTTCAATAGCTTATCCGGACTCGTGTCAACTTTTAGTGCTTTCAACCATGCTTCGTCCAATGCGTTTTCTGAATCTACAAGTATTACAAAAATGTCTTGATCTTGTGCACTTTTTATAATATTACCAGAAACGATATACGATTTACCAGCACCAGATTCACCTGCGAACACTGATACTTTACCTAACGGCACTCCCTTACGGAAGTCACCACTGATCAGATAGTTAAGAGCGTAACTCCCAGTCGATACCCAATCTGTCGGATCCGTAAATCCAACACTCAATCCTTCAATCGATTTTGTAATCGATTTCTGGAATTTTGATACATCAAAAGCTCTTGCCATTTTATTCTCCTAAGAAATGTACTGGGGCCATAAATGACCCCAGCTATCAACTATCAATTAACCGCGATTTTTCAACATATTGAGAATATCTTGAGTAGACTTCTTAGGTTCCGTGCCACTTGCTGGCATAGGCATTTCTGGCTCAGCTGCAGGTTCTGCTGCAGTCGGAACATTCTTAACTGCTGGAGCTGTTTCAGCTACTGGAGCTGGTTGTTCAACGGCTGCAGCTGTTGCTGTAGCTGGTGTTTGTGCAGGTGCCGACCCTGTTGGTGCATCCATACCAAATGGACGGTAGTAATGTCCCCAACGCTCTAGATCATACAATTCGCCGTTCATGCTCGCTTCGAACATTTCTTCGATAGCATTCATGTGTGCAGCAGTTGGCTTTGGTGGTAACCATTCTTTCAAGTCATTAAGACCATACTGCTCGATGGCAGCCATTTCTTCTTCTGACAACGTACGTTCACGGCGCGCATACGATGATGTATCGTAGTTTGCCCACTGGCCATTCACACCCTTGATCAAACGGAAATCAGTACCTGACGTAAAATCAGTTGGCAAAGACTCCATATCAGGATCCATCAAAGCTGCTTTAATTAGTTTAAAGATAGATGGGTTGATATTAAATTTACGGATTGGATTCTCTGGTTTTTCGCTATTTGATGGATCTTCTACGACAAAACCTTGAAAAATGAATGATCGTTTCTTCCAATACTGTCGGGCCAGTTTTTCTAAAGATGGATCTTTGAACATTGGTCGCAGCATTGCATGGATTGGGCAAGACATTCCTTCCCACATTTCCACACAAGGAACTTGAAGGAATACTTCTTTGGATTGATTGCCACCCTTTACACCTGGAAAGGTCATGTTAATCATTTGACGTTCTACCCAGAAAAAATCATTTGACGTATCACTGTCAGGCAAGAATC